CGAGGACCGCTATCGTCGAGGGCCAGGTCAACATTGATGACGTCCTGAACAACGAGACTGGCGCCATCATCAGGATGCGAGCTCCGGGCATGGTGCAAGCGTTCAGCTCTCCATTTGTTGGCCAGGCGGCGTTTCCAATGTTGGAGTACATCGACCAGATCCGCGAGGACCGCACCGGGATGAGCAAGGCCGCTATGGGGCTCAATGCTGACGCGCTGCAGTCCAGCACCAAGGCAGCTGTAGCAGCCACTATCAGCGCCAGCCAGGGACGCATTGAGCTGATTAGTAGGTTGATGGCCGAGGGCATGAAGAAGCTCTTCAAGGGCATTCTGTTCCTGGTGACAACGCACCAGGACAAGGCTCGCATGGTCCGGTTGCGCAATGAGTGGGTGCAGATTGACCCCAGGGCGTGGAATGCCGCGATGGACTGCTCCATCAACATCGGGTTGGGTAACGGCGACACCAACGAGCGCATCCAGGCACTGATGCAGATCAGCGCCAAGCAGCAGGAGGCTTTGACGCAGCTGGGGGTGATGAATCCGCTGGTGACTGCTGGCCAGTACAGCAGCACCTTGCGCAAGATTGTGGAGCTCTCGGGGTTCAAGGACCCTAGCCAGTTCTTCAACCAGATCCCAGCTGACTACCAGCCGCCACAACCACCGGCACCTAAGCCAACACCAGAGGAGGTGCTGGCGCAGGTGCAGGCGCAGAGCATCCAGGCCGACATCCAGAAGAAGGCGGCTGAGCTTGAGCTCAAGCGCCAGGAGATGGTGATGGCAGACGACCTGGCGCGGGACCGCATGAACCAGGAGATGTACCTGAAGAAGTACGAGCTCGAGCTCAAATACGGTGCGCAGCTGAGCACCGCCGAGATAATGGCAGCTCAGAATGTTGACCGCGAGGCGATGAAGCAGCAGTCAGCAATCATGCAAGCCCAGATGCCACAACAGATGCAGCAGCCAATGCAGCAGGCGCCACAACAGATGCAGCCACCACTTGACCTTACACCTGGGATGATGCAATGAGCAACGAGGACATACTGCGCAAGGGACACAAGGCCGAGCAACTCCTCAACGAGGAGGTGTTTGTTTCAGCGCTGCAGCAGCTGCAGGATACTCAGCTCTGGATCTTCAAGTCCAGCAAGGCCGAGGAAACATTTAAGCGTGAATCGGCTTGGGCTATGATCCAGGCAATTGACAACCTGAGGCTTGAGATTAAAAAGATGGTAGATAATGGAAAGATGGCGGCCAAGCAATTGGAGCGCCTTCAAAAGTCAACAGCTTGAGGAATAGATAATGCCAGCACCAAGTCCGCAAGGAAGTGCGCCACAGAATTTGAATGTTGCCAATGCGGCAGCTGCTATTAGCGCGATGCTGCCTGGGGAACCAGGAGAACAGCAGGACGGTGAGATGCAGGATGAATTGACGCAAGTTGATTCAGCGGCCTCTGATGAATCCGGGTCGGGTGATGCAGACGCATCCGATGAGGGTACAACGGAGGAACGGTCCGAGGAGACTGGTGAAGATGAGGACGACGAAAAGCCACCTGCATTTACCGTCAAAGTAGACGGCAAAGATGTAACGGTGACGCTGGACGAACTCCAAAAAGGCTACAGCAGGACCCAGGACTACACTCGCAAAACACAGCAGGTTGCCGAGGCGCGAAAAGCGTTTGAGTCAGAGGCAGGTGCCGTGCGAGCAGAGCGTGAGCAGTACGCTCAGCTATTGGGATCATTGCAGGCCCAGTTGCAGCAGAATGCGGCACCACAGGTAGATATGGATGCACTCTACAACGAGGATCCTATTGAGTGGGTGAAGCAGCGTGAGGTGATGCGCGACAGACAAGAGACAATGGCGGCTATTCAATCAGAACAGCAGCGATTGAATCATGTTAAAGCGCAGGAGCAGTATCAGAACATGAAGGCACACCTGGAGCACCAGGAATCCGAATTGCTCAAAGTGATACCCGAGTGGAGCAACCCAGACAAGGCGCGAGCCGAGAAGACCCTGATCATTGAATTTGGTCAGAAACTGGGATTCCAACCTGACGAGCTGAAGAACATATTTGACCACCGAGCTGTCGTTGCGTTGCGTAAGGCTGCGCTGTACGACCAGATGATGAGCAAACGAGGACTCATCAAGCCAGTGGTGAATAACGGACCAAAACCCGCTAAGCCTGGTGCAGCGGGGCGAATGAACAATACGACTGACATAACGAGATCAAAGCAACGTCTTGCGAAAACGGGTCGCGTCAATGATGCGGCATCAGCAATTGAACTTCTATTGAGGTAAGCAAAATGACTATCGTTACCAATACCTTCACGACATACTCTGCAAAGGGTATTAGGGAGGACCTTTCAAATATTATCACAAATATAGCACCGGAAGAAACTCCATTCCAGTCCAACATTGGAAAAGAGTCGGTTACCAATACGCTCTACGAATGGCAAACCGATACGCTGCAAGCTGCAGCTACGAATGCCCAGCTGGAAGGCGATGACGTTGGTAGCTACGATCCTGTGACCGCTACCGTGCGGATGCAGAACTACTGTCAAATCAGCCGCAAGACGGTTGTACTGTCAGCCACCGAGGAAATTGTCAACAAGGCAGGCAGAAAATCTGAGTTGGCCTATCAACTGGCTAAAAAAGGCAGCGAGCTAAAAAGGGACATGGAATTGATAATGACCAATAGTCAGGTCGCAAGCGCAGGCAGCACCAGTGCTGCTCGCACCAGCGGCTCGATTCTGGCCTTTATCAAGACCAACACCGATGCGCAGACCAATGGCGTCGAACCGTCTTACACCACGCTGCCAAACAGCTTGCGTACAGATGGCAATGTGCGGACTTTTACGGAAACCATTCTCAAGAATGTTATCCAGAAGGTTTGGACGTCTGGTGGTACTCCGAAGATTCTTATGACGGGTCCTGTTAATAAGCAGCGCGTCAGCGGATTCAGCGGTATTGCTGCCACACGTTTCAATATTGAAGGTGGAGCACGACCAGCAACTATAGTCGGGGCGGCTGATATTTATGTAAGCGATTTCGGGAATATTTCTGTGGTTGCCTCAAGATTCCAACGAGAGCGTGATGGACTGGTGATTGATCCTGAATACGCAACCGTTGCATACTTGCGTCCGTTCCAACAGATTGAGCTGGCTAAGACTGGTGACGCTGAGAAGCGTATGCTGGTGGTTGAGTATGGGCTCAAGGTGAATGCTGAAAACGCTCACGGTCTGGCGGCTGACCTGGTCACTTCCTAAGTGAACTAAACGAATGGGCCGGGGCAACCCGGTCCATTTTTAATGATGGAAACAAGAATTTTTGATCGTAATGAATCCCTGGGCATTACCAGGTTGTGGCACTACGATCCAGATACCGATGAGGCAACAATCGAGACAAAGCAGGACGTATCAGCAGTCATCGAAGAAAACAAGGATGAGTTCAATGCCATTGACAACAAGGCGAATTGGACTGGCGAGTGGCACCGGGTTGCCAGTATCCCGCTAAACATTTTCTACGAGCTGCAATCAAGCGGCAAGTTAAGTGACCAGGCTTACATGAAGCGCTGGCTCAATGATCCAGACAACAGGTTTTTTCGCACAAGGCCAGGCAAGGTATGAATGTTGTTGCAGTCTGCACGCCAGCGAGGGACATGGTCCATACGCAATACGCATATTGTTTGGTGAACATGGTTGCGTACCATGTATGCAGCACCGAGGACAGGATAGACCTCAAAATTATGCAGGGGACGCTGATCCAGAATCAGCGAGCTGATCTTAGCCTGGATGCCCTACGAGAGGGGTGTACGCACGTCCTGTTCATTGACAGTGACATGACCTTCCCGCAGGATATGGTAGGCCGGCTGCTGGCGCATGACGTAGACATTGTCGCAACGAACTGCGCCAGGCGCAGGATGCCGACTGGTCCAACGGCCAAGATCAAGAACAAGCTGATCTTCTCAATGCCCGAGGACACCGGCCTGCAGGAGGTGGATACGATTGGGATGGGCGTCATGCTGATCAAAGCAGACGTCTTCAAGAAGATGTCAGAGCCCTGGTTTGAGACTCCCTGGAGGACTGACGCCAGGGGCTACATTGGAGAGGACGTCTTCTTCTGCAACAAGGCAAAGTCAATTGGTTATAAAATCTACATTGACCACGATGTCTCGAAAGAGATCGGACACATAGGAACGTTCGAATTTCGGCATGAGCACACATGGGTGGTCAAGGAGTTGAAGGACAAAGAGGTGACATAGATGGCTCTCACGACCTACGCTGAGTTAAAAACATCCGTTGGTGATTGGCTCAATAGGTCTGACCTGGCCACAGTCATTGCTGACTTTGTCACATTGGCCGAGGCGCAGATAGAGAGAGCCTTGCGCACCAGGCAGATGCTGACCAGGCTGTCTGGCACTGTCACTGCTGAGTACACTGCGCTGCCGGCTGACTTCCTCGAGACAAAGACGCTCAAGCTCACCAGCTCAAACCCAATCACTGCACTTCAGTTTGAGTCTATCAACGCGCTGGATGACCTAAAGCAGACCTTTACGAGCTCCGGCAAGCCTAAGTTCTTTGGCATTGCTGGAGACTACTTCCGTCTCCTTCCGGTGCCGGACACCAGCTACACCTACGAGCTGGACTACTACGCGAGCCTGGCCAATCTTTCTGGCAGCAACACCAGCAACTGGCTGCTTGCGATGGCGCCTGATGTCTACCTGTACGGATCCCTGCTCCAGGCTGCACCTTACCTGCAGGATGACCAGCGCATCAGCGTCTGGGCTGCGCTGTACCAGCGTGGCCTCGAGGATCTCAGAGTGGCAGACGATAGGGCGAGTGGCGCCGGCACTATGCTTGTAAGAGCACGAACCTTTGGATAAAACATGGCAGATACGACCACCACCAACCTACTCCTTACCAAACCCGAGGTAGGAGCCAGCACCGACACCTGGGGAACCAAGGTCAATACGGATCTTGATCTGGTTGATGCTCTGTTTACAGCAGGCGGCACCGGCACCAGCGTTGGACTCAATGTTGGCTCTGGTAAGACGTTGGCAGTCACCGGGACCCTGACGAGCACCGGCACTACCAATCTAACGTCTCCAGCAGTCACCACAGGGCTCACCACGCCTTCTACGACCTTTGCCCTGGCAAACACCACGGCGACCACTGTGAACGCCTTTGGCGCGGCCACTGCCGTAAACGTAGGAGCTGCCACCGGGACCATGACGGTGGCCAACACCACGCTGGCGGCAAAGGCTATCACCGCCAGCACCACGCTGGGAGTCACCGGCGTTGCAACGCTGGGCAATGGCGCCATCCTGGGGACGCCGGCCAGCATGACGGCAACCAACATCACAGGCACGGCATCTGGACTGACTGCAGGCAATGTAACGACCAACGCCAACCTGACTGGCGGCGTTACAAGCGTTGGCAATGCCGCTACCGTCATCACTAACGCCAACTTGACTGGCGATGTCACATCAGTCGGTAACGCCACAACGCTGACCAATGCGCCAGTGATTGCAAAGGTGCTGACTGGTTACGTTTCTGGCGCTGGGACAGTTGCGGCCACGGATTCAATCCTGCAAGCAATTCAAAAGCTGGACGGCAATAACGCAACGAACGCCAACCTAACTGGCCCAATTACATCTGTAGGCAACGCAACCAGCATTGCAAGCCAGACAGGGACTGGCACCACCTTTGTGATGAACACCAGCCCCACGCTGGTAACGCCTGCACTTGGGACGCCTAGCGCATTGGTTGGGACGAACATCACAGGGACTGCAACAGCATTTACCGCAAGCAATGTAACGACCAATGCCAATCTGACCGGCGCAGTTACATCGGTGGGTAATGCAACATCATTGGGGTCATTTAGTTCAGCCAATCTTTTGGGTGCTCTTACTGATGAGACAGGTACTGGTTTTGCTGTATTCGCGACCAGTCCCACGCTGGTAACTCCAATACTTGGTACGCCAACCTCTGGAACGCTTACTAACGCTACTGGCCTGCCTCTCACTACTGGCGTAACAGGCAATCTTCCAGTCACCAATCTAGGAAGCGGAACATCAGCATCTGCATCTACCTTCTGGCGCGGTGATGCTAGTTGGGCAACGCCATCCGCTGGTTCTCCGGGCGGCTCCACTACTCAAGTCCAGTACAACAATGCTGGAGCATTTGGCGGCATTACAGGCGCTACCACTAACGGTACAGCATTGACTTTGGTGGCTCCGGTGCTTGGCACTCCAGCAAGCGGAGTAGCGACCAACCTTACTGGCCTGCCTCTGACTACTGGCGTAACAGGCACTCTGCCAGTGCTCAATGGTGGAACAGGCGCAGCAACATTGACGGCAAACTATGCCTTGCTTGGCAATGGGACTTCTGCGCTGCAAATGATTGCACCAAGTACCAGCGGCAATGTACTGACATCAAATGGTACGACTTGGGCATCTACAGCACCAGCTGGCGGGGCTTCAGCCGCCACAGCGACTGCACTAGGAACCGTCTACGCCAAACAAACCACATCTGGTGGCACTCCGTTCCTGACTGCATTTGGGTATAACGCTGGGGTTGCTGCGACAGGGGTTGGCAATGTGGGGGTCGGTGTAGACGCACTTAAAACAGTCACTTCTGGCACAGGCAACACGGCGGTTGGTTATCAGGCTTTATCTTCTGGGACTACTGCTTTAGCTTCAAATTCTGCCGTTGGTTATCAGGCTCTTCTTAACTGTACTGGTGAGCAAAATACTGCATTGGGTTATCAAGCATTAAAAACGCACACTTCAGCCAGTAACTCGACTGGTATCGGTTGGGCTGCATTAACTGCATCGACAGGAACTGCAAATACCGCAGTAGGCGCATATTGTGGACAGGCGATTACAACTGGCACATACAATGTATGCATGGGAATGCAGGCACTTGGACTTGACACTACCGGGGCTGAAAATGTTGCCATTGGTTATAAGGCACTCTACGCTAACAACGCCACCAACAATACTGCTATAGGTTACCAAGCAGGTGTTGCGGTTACAACAGGAGGAGCAGGCGTTTATGTTGGCGCATCGGCGGGAAGATTAAATAGCGGCGGCAATTACATGACCGCAATTGGAGTTACGGCGTTAGATAAAGCAACTGGAACGCAAAATACAGCAGTAGGTTTTCAAGCTGGTTACGGATTAACCACCGGAATCCAGAATACTTATCTCGGAGCCGAATGTGGCGGGGCAACCGCAACGGGAAGTTACAATACAATACTTGGCTCCCAAGCAGGGCAAACCGCAACAGGCTCAGGCAATACTTATGTAGGCAGGGCCGTAGCTAACTCATCAACTTCTGGCGATGGCAGTACTGGTATTGGACAGAATTGCCTAGTAAATTTAACAACTGGAGCCAACAATGTCGCAATAGGCGTTTCCTCTGGAGCACAGGCTGGCGTTATTGATATTACAACTCAAAGCAACTACATCACAATTGGCAATAATTCATCAACAAATGCCTATATTAAAATAGCGTGGACAGTAACATCTGACGCAAGAGATAAAACAGAAGTCAAGCCAGTACCGCATGGGTTGAGTTTTGTAAATCAACTTAATCCGGTTGCGTTTAAGTTTAAGAAGTCCCGCGAAGATGCTACGCCAACTGGCGATGTGCGGTATGGTTTCTTGGCTCAAGATGTCTTGGCTCTTGAGGGTTCTGACTCGGTAGTGATTGATGCTAAAGACGCAGAAAATCTCAAGTACATTGACCAGAATATGACGGCCATCTTAGTCAAGGCAATACAATAACTCAAAACTCAATTCGTCGCTTTTAAGTCAACACACCGATGACCACTTTTACCACCACCATTACGAAGATGTACACCCTGCCCCAAGTCGATGGGCAGACCGATGTTGTAGTCAATGTGCTATACAAAATAGCTGGCATTGACGGACAGTACGAGGCAAATATCGACAACAGCCAGCGTTGTAC